ATCACCTTCTTTTGTTTCTGCCTTAACAACTTTGGAACTTCCTTCCATATTTTCGCCTTTCTTGTATTCGAATTTTGGTTTACCAGTACCAACTGATTTTGGTCCTTCTTTCTTCTTCTCATCGAATCCGCCTTTAGCTTTATCTTTGTAAGTGAATTTAGGTCCTGACCCAATTCCAACACCTTTAGGTTTTACTGTCGATTTTCCTTCTCTAACAGCTCTTCTATGGTTGTAAGATTCGTCCAATTCTTCATCTTCTTCTTCGTCCATCATGTCTTCTTCGTCCATCATGTCTTCTTCATCCATCATGTCTTCTTCGTCCATCATGTCTTCTCCTTCTTCAAGGTCTTCTCCTTCTTCAAGGTCTTCTCCTTCTTCGAGGTCTTCACCTTCTTCAAGGTCTTCTTCCTCATCGAATTCGATCTCATACATAACTTCTTCATCTTCAACGTCGAGATCCTCAACGTCACCGTCTTTTGAGAAAATTGCATTGATTACATCTTCTGTATCAACATCCATTTCATCGATTTCATCTACGTGCATAGTTTCATCTAATTCTTCTTCCTCTTCTGACTCACCTAGCTTGATTAAGTATTCTGTATCAGCGTCTTCGTCTTTTAAGTGAATTTCGTCATCATCTTTTTTCACGATGATTCCATCTTCGTCACTCATAGCTTTGAAAACCTTAAGAATTTCTTCGTCTGAAGCATCAGTTAAATCTATTGGACTTTCTTCAGAATCCATGTCCATGTCCATATCAAATTCCATGTCCATACCCATTTCATCTTCATTATCAACATCAACATCGGTTTCGATGTCTGTATCTAATTCAATCTCATCTTCCATATCTTGCTCTGACAGAGATTCTTTTACTAGTTGGTTGATTTCTTCCTTCATAGTAGAAGCAAGTATTCCTTTTGCATTTTGGGCGATTGCCTCTTCAACATTTTTCATTTGAATCAACGCCTCTTGTACTAAGTTTTTATTTTCTTGCATGAAAAAACTGTTTATTTTAACATATAAATAGTACCAAAATGAAAAAAATTCATTTGTTGGTACTTCTGATTAGAATTATTGTTAATAAATAGTATTAAAACAAAAAAAGTGGTCTTTCGACCACTTCTGTTTTTTTTTCAATTTTTTGATTATTCGATTACTTCATCAATTTTACTTTCAGAAACTGAAGTAATTCTCCAATCATGAGTAAATCCTTCATATTTTTTTGTCACCTTTGCTTCTACATCAGTAACAGAAAAACCTTTGACCAATTTCTCTTCTCTTACTTTTTTAATTTTACCAGTGTTTTCGTCAGGAAAATCGTACTGAATTTTTGCTACAAAATATTTTTCGTCCATAATATTATTTTCCTAAAAAATCGGTTAATTTTTTCATTAAGTCAACCTGCTTACCAACATACTCATTATTTTGTTTAGATTTTTTTTCTTCATCTAAATTTTCTTCATATTTTGCTCTATCATCAGGGTTAGAAAACAAGTAAGCGCCAGGAGTAGATGGTGATGAAACTAAATCGAAACATATCAATTCAAAATCATCTTGAACTTCATTCCGTTCTCCAACCTTTTTCAAAGAACCAACACCTCTTGATGAAATACCCAAAGTCACCCCTTGTCTCATCAAGTTTGCTGCTTGGTCACCCTTTGTCGAAACTATACCTCTTTCGTGAAACCCAGGAGAGGTCAATAGTTTGAGTTTTCCCATGAGTATATTTTTATCCCACCATATATCAGTTATGATGTGAGATACTCTGTCGAGGTCTATAAGAGATGATTCAGGGTGGTTTAATTCTGATGTAGACAAACCTTTTGCGATTGCTTGCTTATACCTGTCAGCTTCTCTTTTAAGAATTCTTTCAGGATACGTTCTACCATTTCTATTTGGTGTGTCAAATTTTTGTAAAACCGCATAAAATTCAAAAGGATTTCTGTAATCCATATTGGATGCCTCCTTGAGTACATCCACATTGTGAGCATCTTTTGGGGAAACCCAACCCGCATCCATTTCTATTAGGATTCCGTGACCGAGTTCACTTGCTTCTAAAATTCTTAAATTTTTCATTTAATCTTTTAAGATAAATATATCAACTCAGATATATTACAGGTCATTCCCTTTTTTTGAAATTGAAAAATCAAAGTATTTGTTCTGAACAACATTGTTTTTGTATATTGATTTCACAATTTGTTTTACTGATTCTTTAATTTCATCACTTTTAAAATCTATGTCTTTAGTGGTATAAAGATTGATTTCGAGATTGAAAAAGGATTTTTTACCTTTGAATATACCACTTGTTCTAAGGTCCAAGTCGACTATATTTTTTTGTTGAAAAATTTTGGAATCGATAGATTCGAAAATTGAATTTTTTATTTCTCTACCTAAACTAGAGACAACTCGATTCCAATTATTAAATTCTTCTTTAGGTGTAACCCATGATTGGATATTAATATAAACTGATTTTAAGTTTTTAGAATCGACTGTACCGTACTGAGATTTTATTGGACTGAACAGGTTAAGTTTTACACTTTTTCCTTTTTTCATTAATAATGATATTAAACTTGTTTATTCGTTGATGAAAAAATATACATTATATGGAGAAATGTCAAAATTTTTTTATATTTATTAATATTTCTAATATATGATAATAGTAAAAATTACTCAGGGGAATAACCTTGAAAGAGCATTGAAAACTCTCAAATCAAAAGTAATCAAAACAAAACAAAATCAAATTTTATTTGACAAAAGGGAGTTTACAAAAAAATCTGTACTCAGAAGAGCACAGATTTTGAAAGCGAAACACGTACAAAGTCTCAAAGATAAATCAAATTGATTCTTCTAAATTTTTTAATCTAAGAAAATTTAATTGGTCAAATTTTTCAGATTTTACTCTATTAATTGTTTCAGAAATTTTTGATTTTATGTCTTGAGATTCTTCATTGTTCTGAAGTACTTCGAGTTTAGAAATTGCACTTTCTCTGATTGTTTCAAACTTACTTTCTAAACTTTTTGTATCTTCGGAAACTATTTGAAAAAATTCTTTTTTGGAATTTTCATCCAAATTCAAAATGTAATTATTGACAGTTTGGTTCGCAACTGCAACCATTGAACTTATTGGGATATTAATATTTTCTTTAATATTTTCTTTCACAGATGTGATTACTTTCAAAATATTTTTCTTCGCATTTACTCTTTCAATTAAATCAATTCCTTGATTGTAGACTAATGTATCGATGTCGGAATATTTGTTTTCAATCTCCTGAGAAAAACTTTTTGGTAATTTGATACTTGGTAAAATTTTATTTAACAGACTAACCCCTTCTTCAATAAAAAATTTTGCATCCTGTTCACTTATCCCTTGAGGTGAACTCAGTTGATCATATATTGCGTATGCTTTTGACATAGCTTTATTACTCAAAACGTTGTGTTTGAATTCTCGTATTGTTCTCTTGAACTCATTCTCATTTCTATAAGATTCTAAGAGATTTTTTTCTATTAGGGATTTTACTATTCCGAAGGTCATTGTCTTTTTTCAAATAAATATTATGAATTTAATAACTTATCTAACTCTTTTGAAATTTCTCCCAAAGAATCTTGTGCCTGACCCAAATTTATCATTTGAGAACCTTCGATTAAATTGTTTTCTAGCAAAATATTCAAATCTTTTTTCCTTGATTCTGGTGTAACTTCTGCCGCTGGTGGTGGAGCTTCAGCTCCTGCTGGTGGTGGAGCTTCTGCACCCAATTCAGTACCTCCCATATCTCCACTGAATGACGAAGGTGGAGGACCTAATTCTTCTCCTCCATCCGTAGTTGTTTCTGCACCAGCCGTAGGAGTTGCTCCTGTTTGGGAACCATACAATTTATCGATGTTGTCAAACAATCCAGTTTTTGTAATTACAGTTGGTGTTGCCTTCAGTTCTTCACCGACCGCTCTTTCAACTCGTTGTTGTTGTAAATCCAAACGAACTTCCTCATCGGACCAACCAAAGATATGTTTCTTAGCCCAAGTTGATGAAGTTGCTTGAATTCCGTTTCCTGGATCTGCAACCAAATCTTTATATAATAATACTTTTTCTTTCCACACATCGATTTTTAACAAATCTGCTTGTGTTGAAGGATTTGTTAAACCAAGTGTAAAGTTCGATAGTTCATCTTCGAATCCCAATAAAAATAAGTGAACAATTGCTATTTTGTTCAATTCAGCCAACATACTTTTTTGTATTCTGTTGATTGTACGGGCAAATCTAATATCTTGTAATGCTAAATTCTTTCCATCACCAACAACTTCTTCAAATCCCAAAAATGCTTTTGGAACTCTCAACGCTGTTAATAATTTCTTTTGAATATATTCAATATCGGCAATTTCTGATAGGTTTTGAGCACCTGCCAATGTATCAATTGGTGTTGGTGCTGCTGGATCACGAACAGGAATAAAGTAATCTTGGTCTACCGCCATTTGGTTAAATCTCATGTCGACATTACCTGTCTTACTATCAACAATTTGTTCTCTCTTGAACTTGTTGGCAACTCTTTGTACGTACGCTTCAACGTCGTCATCATTCATGTTTCCAACGAAAACTTTAAAAATTCTTCTTTCAGGTGCTCGAGATGTTCTATAAATTAACATAGCATCCTCACAAAGAAGAAGTTGTTTCCATATACGTCTTGCTTTTTCCAACATTGAAGTTCCATAAGGGAGTTTTCTGTCATCACCCAATAATCTGAAGTGAGCCATTTCCCAAGATTGAAATTCCATGTTTTTATTTTTCCAAGTAAAGTGTAATGACTTTTGGTCCTTATCCACTTCATTTTTTACATCAACAGATATTTTGCCACTTGCTCCAACCTCATGTCGTTCAATTTCTATAGTTGGTAATTGTTGACACCCTACAACTCCTTTTTCAGGGTCCAACTTCAAATAAACAAAGTTGTCACCATACTTACAGGTGTTCCGAGTCCACATTGGCAAGTTAGTGTTAATGTCCAATGCATTATTGAACAAATCAGCTAAGACACCTTTAATTCTTTTTGATTCAGAATAAATTTGTAAGATGAATCCATCCTCATTTGTTGTAGTGGATTCCTCGGCGTATATGTCCAATGCTGCTGAAATTTCAGGGGTGTACTCCATAGACTCATAGTCATATTGAGCAGACAACCTTGTTGGTTCATAATAAATTGCTTGGGAATATAAATTGTTTTCTACCTTAGCCCACTGATTTGTAAGGTAGTATGTTTGTTGTGCTTGAAGTTTTTCTTTTTCGTACTCTTCTCTACTTTTTGTTCGCAGAAGTTCCTTTTTATCAAACTTAAATGTTGGATAATCCTGATTGAGAAGTGAGTTCGGCCCAAAGGTTTGAGACAATCTCTGCCAAACGGTCATGTTTTGTTCTGCCATACGTAATTTTACTATTTACCCTGATAATATAAATAGTTATTTAGCACCAAATAACCACCCATATTTTTGATAATCCGATTTGGATGGGCCATTATTCATCAAGTTGGGGTCTTTACCCATTTGAGGAACCATAGGATTAAAATAGTCCGAGGTATTTTTGTTCTCACTGACCACAGTCGCCCATGAATTCAACATTGCTTTTGTATGGTTTACCACTTTAGTAAGGGATTGAAATGATTTTTCTGCAACATAAATTGCCATAGATAAAGCCATGATACAATCATCATGTTGTCCCTTTTGATGGTCAGGTCTTCCGTTTATGTAAACGAAAGTATTCATTTCATTGTATGTTCTATGTGAAAAAATTTTGAACCCGTGTCTAACTCCTTCTTCGAATGCAGCAATAATTTGAACTCTTTTTGTGTTAAAATTAATACCTGGTATTTTTTCATTAATTTTGGGGTCCCACTTCCATTTGTTTGAAGTATCAACACCATCAACATAGAGACCTCCTTGATACTGTAGTTCTTGTAGTTTTCTTGCGGTTGAAACTCCCATTCCTCCTGTAATATCTATGACACAAAACGCATTATACATAGTACCCCATTTGTAAGCAATCTCGGCTAAGACATCAGGTGGAACTTTCCCAACATATTCTAAGGATTGTTCTCTTTCATCAAAATCGATAATCTGTATGGATGAAAAGTCTTCTGAGTCACCACGAGAAACGTCAATTCCCATAACATATTTGTGACCATTGACTGGCTCTTTGAAAATCCACAATGCATTGCCCATTAGTTTTGCTTGTGGTGATTGAAGTTGATTTTTAGCAATATTTTGCATCAAGTCAGAATCGAAAACGTTGTCCCCTGAACCCAAGAAATTGCATTCCAATTCTTGTGCAACCTTTCTTCTGTCATACTTCAATTTTTTTACCATCCCCTCAAACCAAGAAGAACATGGTTTGTATCCTTTTTCTATGTAATCTGTCGTTACGGCATGATCTCGGTCATACGGATTATCCGTAGATAAATCTATGATAGTATCGATTGGATAGTCTTCTCTGTTAAGTAAATAATGAACCAAATCTCCAGTTTTGACCATATACAAATCTTTGGTATATCTCGGATCTCTGTACCAAAACATTTCGGAGATTTTGAAATCATTCATACCTCTCAAAGCTTGGTCATAAATTTCATAGTAAATTGGGTCATATCCGTTAGGTGTAGATACAACTATCACTTTACCACCTGTAGATAGGGAAGCCATACAAGCTGACCAAAAGTCTCCGTCAGCCTCGATGAAGGCAGCTTCGTCAAAAATAAGGATTGTAGGTGTATAACCTCTCAAGGCGTCCTTAGATGTTGCAACCGCTTTGACTTCACATCCGTTATTTAATTTGAAATGTCTTTGAGAATTCTTTTCTGCTGAAAATCCAATTCCAACCCATGCTGGCCATTGTTCTATAAACCCACGTATTTTGTTTGCCATTTCTACGGACGTATCCAATTTGTTGGCAATAATCAAAACTTTTTCAGGTTTTTCTTTTCTTGCGAAGGCTAGTTTTTTTGATGCCCATGCAGCTGTTACTGTGGAAACACCTGCTTGTCGATATTTTAGGGCAATATTTTCGTTGTGACTTTCGTAATCTTCGAGTAGAGATACTTGGTCGGGGAATAAATCCAAAGGGACATATTTGGATACTGTATTATCGTATGTCTGTAAATAAGTACGAAGTGCATAAGGGGTATTCCTCATACACTTCGTATATTCTATAATTAATTGTTCTTTATTCACACAGTCAAATCAATATATGATTTATGGTCTTGGTATTCCCAAATCTCTGTAGAGTTGATCATAATCATCATCTTCGTCTTCGGAACTATCGGTCCCTTTGGACTCATCATACTCACTTTTCTGTTGTTGAGCCTTTCTCATGATTTCTTTGAATTTTGCGGTCGCTTTTTTGACTTTCGATTCATCTTCAGAGATTGCGTTTCCAATAATTTCTAAAAACTCTTGAGCTGGTGTCTGATACAGATTAGAATAAAACCAAGGAACCAAACCTTTATTCTCTTCATCAAACATTTCATCTGGTAAAGCAAATCTGATTTTTTCTACAATCTCTGGACCGATTCTGAGTTGCATTGGTTCATTGGACAATACATCAGTAACCCCTCTTACATTTCTTGACATTTCAGGGTCTTCAGGTAATCCATGTCTTGCAATAGATTCCTCCAAACCTTTGATTATCTCATGACACAAAATAGGGAATATTAATCCTTCAGCAACAATTTTAGTGTCGGGTCTATCTTCTCCACCTTCTTCCTCCTCATCCTCATCTTTATTC